AAACAAACCATCAAGGGTGGTTGTAGTATTTTTAAGAAAAGAAATGGTTTCAATAGGTTGGGATGCCAAAGCTTTTCCATCTTTACTCGCTGATGTATAAATCACACCATATTTTTCGAGCCAAGATGCAAAAGTGACGCCATTAAAAAATTCAAGAATTTCGGGGACAACAGAGATGATATTGTCGTCTCCCATGATAAACAAAGCAGTGTAGTGGCGGAAGTGAGAATAACCATGAGCCCAGATAGGAACGAGAGCATTCCAGCCTGTAACAAACATGATTTCATTGCCGATGGTATCAAGGATCTGAGTGACCCACCAGCCTGAAATCACGCTGCCAGCATTTTTGTAAACTTGACGCTCAAAAGCTATCAATGGAAAAGAAATAGAGTGATGGACAGCTTCAGAGACTAAAGCCCAGGGAAGAGCAAGAGAGTTGATTTGGTCGATTATGACAGAAGACTCCCTATCCAAAACATAGGAAGGATCAAGCTTATAAAAAGCAGTCGAAATTTGACAAGACATGATTTTAAGAGAAAGACAGATCAACAGTACGGAAAAAACGCCATCATAGTTTTTATAGTCTCCGCCGAAGCCCAAAGGGCTTTTTTCGCGGAGGGTGCTGATGAGAGTATTCCAAGAAGTGCCAAGACGGTCAATGCCTCCAGCGTAGGGAACCTTAAAGATGTTTTCAAAAAGTTTCCATGCGAAGCCACCAAAAAGTTGTTTTTGAAGGATGTTTGCTATAAGAGGACAAACCCCAAAGAGTCGAGTTTTGGGGGTCACTCTCACTTTGTCAATGGGTCTGCGCTCATCTTTAAGAGAGGATAAAGTGACCCAATCAGGAACGCGTCCTTCGGAGATAGCGAGAAGGTCTGCATGAAGATGTTGATAAAAAAGTTTCGTAGGGTAGAGAGTGCCCTCGATGCGTTCAAAAAAATGTTCTTTCTTTTTGTGTTGAAGAACCCCAGGAAACCCGACAGAAGTGGTCATGTCGATACTGTTGATGAATTTGTTGCCATTGATGACGGTTTTGAGGTCAAGAGGACCAGAAGGAGCGGTGGTAGGCAAAGCGGCATAAAATTCACCGATTTCGTGAGCGGCGTCTTCCAATTGCGAAGGAGGAAAACAAGCATGTTCGCGGAGTTTTTCAGAACAGCGCACTAAGAAATTTTCATCTTTGAATTCAGAAGGAAGACGAGGATCAGAGTTGGTAAGAATAGAAGGTT